TCAAGACCGCTCTGTATCAAGGCTTGGTCCACGCTCCCCATGACGAGTTGGACAACAAGTGGTCGGCACTTGAGCTTAAGTTCCTAGTCCGTAAGACCACCCAGGGCAAGAACCCCAAGGTGGACAAGCAGGACGTTGGCCCCGTCCAGACAAAGGACATGGCAGACTGCATCATGGAAGTTGTCGAAAGACTTATCGGCAACATCGTCATGAAGTCCATGCGCGAAGAGTTGTCTAGGAACATGATGGCCCCCGGAGCGTTGGGCGGATACACCATCCCAGGGACGACCCAAGGCACTGCTATGCATCCAGAGCTACAGTCGTACTACCAGTCAATTCACCGCAAGGGCGAGCAGGCACTTGAGCCGTATCAGTCCAGAGCAAGCGGGATGCCCCGTGGAGCAGTGGGCTCGCGCCTACGTGGAATCAACCGTGGCAGACGCAAATAGCCTACCTGTAATCCATGTTCAAGCAAGACAGTAATCGATGAGCACTATGACTGACGTTCATTACCACTTCGAGGGCGACACCGTTTACGCCATCCATGAGGGTCGGGTTGTCGCCAAGGGCGATGCCGACAAGATGGATGAGGTAGAGTCGGACGCTACCAATTACCTTAAGGGTCTCAAGTCCGAGAAGGATGAGAAGAAGAAGAAGAGCGCGACCCATGTTGTGACCCCCGGTGGTCTCAAGGGTCAGGTGCTACAGCGCACCGCCTCCGTATGGGGCGACGAGGTTACCGTCCGCTTCGAGAACGGTCAGGTTTCAACGTTCTCCGCTCACGGCGTCAAGGACTGGATGAACGAGAAGCTTGCTTCCGCCAACCCGGTCGCCGCTCTCGACTCTCGCCTTGGTTCAACTTACAACCATGACCGCGCCTCTCTCGTGGCTCGCCACGCCGAGCTTGTAGAGATTTGGAAGGAAGCTTCCAGCCTTATTCGCTCCGGTGTGGGTTATTCGGACCAGACAGAATTAGACAAGATCGTCCGAACAGCAGAGGCCGAGGGCGAGTACATCACCCAGGCCATCGATCATATCGATGAGGGCAACGTTGAGGCATACCAGCCTCCGGAGCATCAAGTCATTGAGCAGGCTGATATGGGTCGTTCCGACGACTGGCTCGATGCAGTCGTTCAGGATATGATCAACGAGTCGGACGACAATGACTTCGAACAGATTTTGCAGGACGACCCGACGCTATTAGCAGCGGGGCTTGATGACGGCATCGTGGCAGATCAGGGTGTCTCCCGAGAACTAGCCTTGTCCCACATTAGGAACAAGACTGCCGGGTATGTGGGCGATGATGTGGAAGAGTACGTCTCTCAGTTCCTCGCTCGCTTCGAGGCTGCGCGTCGTAAGGAACTCTCTACCCGCACCACGGAAACCAGGAAGGAGGCTGCCACAGCTACAAGCCGCGTCGAAGATGCACCAGACGAGGCGCTGTTTGGCTAATGAAATATTCGCATGTCACATGCGGACTGTGTGAAGAGGAAACCCTCTTTGTCGTCTGCGAATGGCCACCGACTTTTTTCTGGTGCCGTTACTGTGGCAGCGTATTTACCTTCAAGGCCGTCGATAGTACCGATGGCATTGAGTGGCAGCTTAGAGGATATCCACAATCATGACTTTTGATCTATTTCAGGTAATCGCTCACGAAGACGCTAATGACCAGGGCAAGCTACGCCAGGCCATGGCTCTCTCCACGCAGCGGGTAGAGGATCGCTTCGGCACCTTCGTTCGCCAAGGGTCGGTCGATGACCAGGCCGCTCGCTACTCGCTAGTCGAGGAAGATATCAAGGCTGTCGTGTCTGACGCCTGCTTCCAGGTTGGTACCACCAACGAGGTCTTCGCCTCTGTCCTAGCGGCGATCACGAACAACTTTGTCACGGGCGATGCTGCCCCGCAGCTACGCACTGCTTCCGTCCGTCACGAGGCCCGCAAGCCTAAGATGTGCCCGTACCACTCTGAGGTCACCGATATCTCTCTGGCCTCTGGCAACCCACAGGACGGGTTCAACGCTATGGCTCAGCACGCATGGTCAGCAAAGCACTGCCAGGGTTCTGAGTACGAGGGTGACCGATGCAAGTTCAAGCCCGCTATGACTACTCAGACCTTCTGGGATGACAAGGCCGAGAAGGCAGAGCAGCGCCGACAGGAACGCGCCGAGCAGGCTGAGGCTATTCAGCAGGATAGCGTTATTGAGCTACAGACGGTTGACTTCGAGGACCCGGCTACGCAGGAGGACTTTGTAGATGGTTTGGCTGAGACTGATTCCCTGGATTCTCCTGAGCCTTCGGCTATTGGCGAAGGTGTGGAAGAGGTACCGATGAGCATGGCTGCCAAGACCGCCGACACAGCTACGGTCAACCCCGGAGGCAAGATTGACAAGCGCTTGTGGACACCTAAGACGGTGCCCGCTCTAGAGGGAGTTGACGATCCAAAGGGACGCAACCCCACCAAGCGCAAGGACGTTGTTGAGCCTATCACTCAGAAGGTTGACGAGCCTGATAATAAGGGTGGCTTGACAGAAATCGGTGAGCAAGTCACCGAACACCAGGACGTTACTGAAAAGGGCGGTGTCACTCCGGGAGACCAGGGTGGCTCGTTCGGCGGTGGCGACCGATCCGCAGTATCTAGCCTGCTTCCGGCTGAATCAGTACGCGAAGCGCTAGCAAAGTTCAAGCGGGATTAACCCGAGGAATCGCGCGGAAGCGCGGTCGTAAGAATAGATGGCAGATACTAGTTTAAACGCTGAGCTAGCCCGACTACGCTCAAATGGCCTTGTGTTACCCCGCCACCCAGGCAGGGCGGCACAATCGCTACGTGATGGATACGGCGTAGATAGGGAAGTCCGTTCGGCGGCGGCGCGTGATTTGGACGGTCTTAGTCTAAAGCTTGGCCGTCCAATCACGAGCGACAATTACGACTCGCCCGAGGTTCAGAAGATTGTGAACCACAACACGGCGATGCGTAACGCCATGGGGCAATCCAGAGGCCTGTCTCGTAAGGCGTCCACTATGGGTGCTCCCGACGCTCATGCTGCCATCCCGCGTTTTTACGACCCACTAGAGTATTGGGACCTATCCGGCTTACCGTGGAACGTCGCGGACGAGGGTCATCGCCACAAGCTCCACAAGTGGCTGCGCCTGTATTACGCGACCCACTATCTCGTGCCAATCCTGGTTGATATTTTCACGAGGTTCCCCCTCGCCGGTATGTCGATGGAGTGCAAGGATTCCAAGCTCAAGGAATTCTATGAAGACCTGTTCTTCAACCAATTGAACTATGAGGAATTCCTCGTGTCTCTTGGCCGTGAGTATTGGTGCGTAGGTGAGGCTTTCCCGCTAGGTTCCTTCGATGAGGACTTGGGAGTATGGGAGAGAGAAGAGCTAATCAACCCCGAAGACGTGGTTATCGAGAATTTCCCGATCTTGGGCTCGCAGCAGTTGAAGCTTGCCCCGCCCGACTATCTCAAGCGTCTAGCGCAGACCAAGAATCCAGCTAAGGAATGGCGTCTGCTCGACGCCCATTATCCTGAGCTTATTCCGTACCTGCTCAAGGGCGAGCATATCCCCGTGTCGGGCGTGCTCATGCGTCAGGTAGCTAATAAACTTAACGATTGGGACGACCATGGCACGCCGATTCTTCTCCGTGGACTACGTACTCTCTTGCACGAAGAGAAGCTACTTGCCTCCCAGGACGCCATCGCAGAGCGACTATACTCTCCGCTCTTGCTGGCCAAGCTGGGTATTATGGACATGGGCGACGGACAGCCGCCGTGGATTCCAGGACCGGAGGAACTAGAGTCAGTCCGCGACGATCTTGACCTAGCTCTATCCGCCGATTTCCGCCTCATGGTCCACCACTTCGGACTAGAGATTGAGTCGGTCTTCGGTCGTGAGCAGATGCCCCGGTTGGGCGATGACTTCGACCGTATCGAGAAGCGCCTCATGCAGGTATTCGGCGTGGCTCCATCTCTACTCTCTGCCGGGTCAGGCGGACAGCCTTACGCCTCTAGTGCTCTACAGGCCGAGTTCATGAACCAGATTCTCCGCACCTTCCAGAAGATGCTCAAGGATCATTTCCGCGAGCGCGCTCTGGTGGTCGCTGAGGCTCAGGGCCACTACGACTATGAGCAAAAGGGTCAGACTCGCGTCAAGCTCTATGAGGAAATTGTCGAGTACGATGAGGAATTCAACAAGAGTATCGTTGAGGTTCCCAAGCTACTCATCCCCGAGTTGAAGTTCCAGGTCTTGGATATGCGCGACGAGGCTACGGAACGTCAGTTCATGCAGAGTCTCCGTCAGTTGGGTATGCCTATCTCTGACGAGAGCCTTATGATCGGCAATTTCAATTGGAACGCCGATGACGAGTATCGCAAGTTTAACGAAGAGCTTAAGAAGAAGACGATCAGCCAGCAGCGCGCCAAGTTTGAGACTTATACAGCGCTTACAATTCAGGGCCTTCCTGTCCCCGCCGACCTAAAGGCAGAGGTAGAGTCGGTCCTACAACCAGCAGGAGCCGCAGGCGCAGCAGAAGGTATGCCAATGGGTGGATCGCAGCCTCCCATGCCCGGTGGTGGAGCAGGACCCGCAGCAGGGCCGGGTGGCATTGTCATGCCGAACGCGCCTGCCGATATTATGGGCGGCGGTCTAGGACCAGGCGGAATTGGTGGAGCACCCCCAGGAGGGGGACCACCGCCCGCAGGGCCTATGTCGCCGGGACCAGCAGGCACGGTCCCTGACGTATCCAATGAGCGCCGCCCTGGCCTCACGTACAACACGCACGTTGCGTCCTTCGAGGTTAACGATTTTGCACACGCCGATGAGCTAGTAGCTCAGGGCCATAGTCCGAATGTGGTCGGTCGCAATTTGCGGCTCGCATACATCGCTGATGGGTCCACGGAAGAGCAGGCTCAAAGCCTTGTGGAGACTTGGCTTGACCATGTTTTCTCTGTAAGTAAGAGCGCGGAGCTTGACTCTGCCTCAGAAGGTGCTACAATTCCGGAGGATGAAAGCTTTGAAGCTGATGAACCAGTGGGAGAATGGGAACTCAGTCGGACTCAGGAATTGCGCGAAGAGGCAGACGGTCTGCCTGAGCGCATCACCACGGTCGGCAGGAAGCGCGACGTGCGGTACAAGATCGATCCGAGTAAGAAATACTCGATCATCGATCCTGAGGTCGAGCCTTTAACAGACGGAGATTTTAGTGAGCCAGAATCAACAGAGTCCCCTAGATCACGAGCCGACGCTGAGTCGGTTGAAGCAGAGGATTGAGGACGGGGCAACCAACGCGACACTGGCATTGGAGTTCGATAGTTCCAAGGACTCCATCCGCCGCTTCCGCATCCGGCACAAGACCAACCCTCGTGCTGTCGAGAATGAATACACCACGGTTTCAGGCGACACTGCTGAGGGTGCAGTTGTTAGCCCCGGCAAGATTCTTGATGACCCGGACGAGTTGTTGATCAAGCGCGGTCTCAATCCTGAGGATTGGGAGATTAGTTACCTGACGGTCAACGACTATCAGGGACCGGCATCCGCCGAGCGCACGAAGCAGACCGGCGAGACTTCGATCACGTACTACCAGACGAAGTTCACGGCGACGAGGGTCAAGTCGTCCATTCAGCTAGTCGCCGCACGCGACGATGGCAGGGTGTTTAAACCGAAGGCGCGAAGCAAGCGTCTGAGCAACAAGCCCCGACTTGTTGTTGTGGTCGGCGACCAGCAGGCACCATTCCAGGACCCCGGCCTACACCAGTCATTCATCGAATGGCTCGACTTCTACCAGCCAGACGAAGGAGTGAGCTTGGGTGATACGGCGGACTACCCCGACATTTCCCGACACCGACTCGATCCTGAGAATACAGCGACCGTTAACGAATGCACGCAGTCAACCTATGATATGCTACTCGATTATCGCCTCGCTAGCGAAGACACGGATTGGACCATCATCGGTGGCAACCACTGTTCGGAGCGCCTACGGAATATCCTGCTCGATAAGCCAAGCATCAGGCCTGTCTATGGTATTAAGAGGGCTGATACTGCCGAAGAGGCGGGTGCCGAGGTAATCACGGTCGAGCACCTTTGGCGTCTGGATGAGCTAGGGTTTAAGTATATCGACCCGCATGGCAAGTATGATCTTGCTGAGCACAAGCTGAGCGACCACCTTGGAGTACGCCACGGTTGGATCGCCCGCAAGGACTCAGGCTCCACCGCCCTGGAAACTCTCAAGGCGCTGGGCTATTCGATTCTAGTCGGCCACGGACACCGGCAGGCTCAGGTCTTCAAGACTGTCCACGATATCGACCGGACGGCCAAGACCCTGACCGGCGTGGAGATTGGCTGCATGTGCCGGGTCACCCAGGAAATTGGACCCGATGGAAGGGTCTGGCCGAATTATACGGTCGCGCCTGACTGGCAGCAAGGCTTTGCCAGCGTCACCATATGGCCTGATGGCATGTTTAAGGTTGATCTTGCTACGTACGTCAATGGCACACTGTTGTATCGAGATACGAGATTTTAGCTCTGCTTAATCAACCCGTGGTATATTGGATGCTCGTGTTTTCTAACGGAAGGCAAGATGGCTGAACAGAAGAAGGGGCGGAAGCGCCGTCCGCCGCGCAAGCCGCAGTACAAGTCTTACCCGCGCGCCACGAGTGTGACCGTCTATAGTCCGGATGGCTCTCCTGTCTCCGATGACGTGCTGGGGCAGATCGAGCTTTACATCGCCTCTGTGGCGTTGGAGAACAGGCTCTTGACGGCGGTCAACCGTGGCTGAGCAGATTCCGGCCTCGCCTGCCGGAACGTGTCCGGAACCGGGCGGGTGTGAGTCCTGCCCGTATCGTTCATACTGTGCGGGTTTAAGGGTCGGAATCGGCCTCACTGCGCTCGAAGAGGAATTCGTTATTCCGCCGACCGACACGATACAGTACGTGCAGAAGTCGGGCAAGCATGTTTAAACTCTGCGAAGTCCTGGCCAAGCGCGCAGAGCGCATCGAGCAAATCAAGATCGCTCAGGATAAGGCAAAGGAAAATAATGGCAAAAAGTGAACCGCAGTTGGTCGAGAAGACCATTAGTCATACGGCGGGTGGCGGTGTAAGCATCCGCAAGTATGACGAGAAGTCAACTTACTCCTACTTCGAGTCGAGCAAGTATGTGTTCGACGGCTGGACAGAAGAGGATATCGCTTCT